CGCTTCAAGGTTCTGGCACAGCCAATCTCGGCCTTGCGTTAGCAGCATCACCGTCGTTCACAGGTACTGCCACGTTTGCGGGCAATGTCCTGATGTCAGGCACCGGAACACTTGACCTGCCGGTTGGAACGACAGCTGAACGTCCGGGCACTCCGAACAACGGGATGATCCGGTACAACTCAACGTTGTCCAGATACGAGGGCTACAGCGGTTCAGCTTGGGGGACTCTCGGTGGTGGCGCGACTGGCGGTGGAACGGATCAGGTGTTCTATACCAACGGCCAATCAGTCAGCACAGACTTCACTTTGAGCGGATCTCTGAACGCAATGTCAGCAGGGCCGATAAGTATTGCCAGTGGAGTTACAGTAACGGTAAGTTCTGGCGCCACCTGGACGGTGGTCTGACATGAGCACGATTAAGGCAGCCAACGTACAGAACACGGGGAGTGGCGCTCCGACGTTCAAGAACAGCTCTGGCACGGAGATTGGTCAGCTCTGCAGAGTGTGGGTTAGTTTCAGTGGCAGTGGAACGCCTTCAATTAACGATGACTTTAATGTCAGTTCAATAACAGACAATGGCACTGGGCGATTTATTGTCAATTACGCCAGCGCGATGGCGAACAATGATTACGCTTGTTTAATGACTACACAGGCGGGCCTTTCTGCTTATGGTTTTGGCACGGGTGATAACAGCATCACAACCAGCGACGTCGAAGTTTTCTGTATTACAAACGGCGGTGGATTGCAAGATGTGAGCCACTGCAGCGTCGCTATTTTCGGAGATTGAACCATGAGCACACTCAAAGTCGCCACCATTCAAGACACGTCGGGCAACAACAGCTCGACACCGAACCAAGTCGCGCAAGGCAGGGCAAAAGCGTGGGTCAACTTTAACGGTAAAGGCACAATCGCTATAAACGACGACTTTAATGTCAGTTCGATTGGTGACAATGGAACTGGCAGGTACACCGTAAACTTTACAACTGCAATGTCTAATGCAAATTACGCCGTAGCCGTAAGTGGTTCCGACGAAAACGAAAGCGACCCTCCGTCTTTCTTTGGCTGTGCTTGTGAAAGCTTTACTACATCTAATTTCAAGATGTTTACCAGGAGATCAAGTGGAATCGAAGATATGAAGCCAGTTTGTGCAGTCGTTTTTGGAGATTGATCCATGAGCACCCTTAAAGTCAACAACATCACAGACACCAGCGGTGGTTCAAGCAACCTTGAGGTACCAGGTGCCGCAAAGGCGTGGGTCAACTTCAATGGCTCTGGAACGGTTGCCATCAGGGATAGTTTCAACGTCAGCTCTGTTGCTGATGAGGGAACGGGCGATTATCAGGTCAACATGACCAATGCACTGGGGAACACTAATTATGCAGTTGTCAGCAACATTATGTTTAATGCTGGAACTTACATTGCCTTGAATGCTCTGTCGGACAGAGACAACACGACAAGGACTACGAGCGCATTTGAAATTTACTGCTCTAACGTCAACTCAAACGCTGCTACAGATGGGCAGGAAATCCATGTCATTGTCCATGGTGATTGATCTTTGACGGTGAGTATTGCTAGCATCACTTCATTGCCGTTTTTGCCATGAGCGACAAGCGCATCATTTTCCCAAATGACGACGGTGGCGTTTCCGTCATCATCCCGTCAGACAACTGCGGGCTGAGTGTTGAAGACATCGCCCGCAAGGATGTGCCTGCTGGTAAGGCATATCAAATCGTTGACGTAGCGGACGTCCCTAGCGATCGTTCGTTCCGTAACGCTTGGACCTACACGGAGAGCTGACATGGGCATCGGACTCGACATGTCCAAAGCAAAGGACATCCATCGCGACAAAGTACGGGAAGCACGTCAGCCTCTTTTGGCTGCCAAGGATCTTGAGTTCACCCGTGCTCAAGAAACCAATGCTGACACCACAGCAATCGTGGCTGCCAAGCAAGCCCTTCGGGATGCGCCTGCTGCTGCTGCAATCGACGCTGCAACGACAGCTGATGAGCTGAAAGCAGCTTGGGACACAAGCCTTCTTGGCGATAGCCCGTATTCCTGAAAACGGTAGACTTGTCCCAGGAGGTGCGTCATGGCCGTTAACCCTGGGACGTATAACTTCACGCTCCAGCGGCGTAGCGACTGGAGCTTGATTCTGCAGTTTAAGGACAGTAGCGATACCGCTATAAACCTGACGGGCTATACGGTCTACGCGCAGGCGTGGGACAAAGCTCGTACAAAAAAGTATGCGGACTTCACTGTTGCTTACACAAACCGTACAGACGGCAAGGTGACGATCAGTCTGACCGACACGCAGACTGCAGACTTCATAGACGAGTTGTACTACGACGTACTGCTGGAAAATGGCAGTGGTCTGCGTGAGTATTACTTGGAAGGCGTTATTTTTGTGTCAGAGGGGTACACCGCGCCATGACATCGGTCAACGTCACGACAGACGGCAAGACAACAGTCGTTAAGGACACGGCGACAAACACCGTTTCAATTTCAACGACAGGGCCTCAAGGTCCAGCTGCCGCTGGTTTTACCTTCAATGGCGACGCTAAAGTAGATGACAGCATCGTCTACTACGACTCAGCTTCTGGGGAGTTTAAGGCGGACGCAGCCACCACTAAACTGAGCCTTGTAGAGGGCGGGAACTTCTAAGCCATGGCCAACACCATCCGCATCAAGAAGCGTGCATCCTCTGGGGATGATGGTGCGCCTTCTTCGCTGGCTAGCAGTGAACTCGCGTTTAACGAATCGGACCTGAAGCTGTATTACGGCTTTGGAGATAACGGGTCTGGTGTTGCGACCTCAATCATTACTATCGGTGGCTCTGGAGCGTTGTTCTCCAAGACCGATGCAAGAGCCGCAAATTTAGTTCTTGCTGGCCCTACAACTGGATCTGACGCCAACCCGACGTTCAGGTCATTAGTTGCTGCTGATATTCCCAGCATTGCCCACACCAAGATCAGTGACTTTGACACTGGTGTGCGGACCAACCGCTTGGATCAGATGTCTGCCCCAACGGGCAATGTTGACATCAACTCCAACAAGCTGACCAACGTCACTGACCCGACCTCGGCTCAGGACGCAGCAACAAAGGCTTACGTCGATGCGGTCAAGACTGGCCTGGATGTCAAAGACTCGGTGAAGGTTGCCACCACGGCAAACATCACTTTGTCTGGCACGCAGACTATTGACGGTGTTGCTGTTTCTGCTGATGAGCGTGTGCTGGTCAAGAACCAGTCCACTGGCTCAGAAAATGGCATCTATGACTGCAAAGCCGGTTCTTGGTCACGCTCCAGCGACTTTGACGCCAATAGCGAAGTCACGTCTGGTGCGTTTGTTTTTGTTGAGCAGGGCACCGCAAGCGCAGACGCTGGCTATGTGTTGACGACCGACGGAACGATCACCGTCGGCACAACTGCGCTGAGCTTCACTCAGTTCTCTGGCGCTGGTCAGATCACCGCAGGCGATGGCCTTCAGAAGTCTGGCAACACCCTGTCTGCCGACCTTAAGGCAAACGGCGGTTTAGTTATTGAATCTGCTGAGCTTGCCCTAAAGCTGGACGCAACCAGCATTACTGGCACGCTTGCCGTTTCTGATGGCGGTACGGGCGCAACATCTGCATCGGCTGCACGCACGAACCTCGGTGTTGCAATCGGCAGTGATGTTCAGGCTTACGACGCACAGCTGGACACTTTTGCTGGAGCAAGTTCTGCAACAGCAACCGCTTTGGTCGCACTGACCTCCACAGAGGTTGGGATTCTTGATGGAGCGACAGTTACCACTGCTGAGCTGAACATCATTGACGGCAACACGTCAGCAACCTCAACTACTCTTGCAGCGGCTGACCGTGTGGTCCTGAACGATGCAGGCACCATGAAACAAGTTGCTTTGTCTGATGTAGTGACTTTCCTCGCCAACGAAACGGCTAGTTCGTTCGTTGTCGATGGCGGCACCTACTGATCGGAGTGACTGATGGCGAACACTATTAAGCACAAGCGCGGAAGCGGCTCAAACCCGGCTGCTTCCTCTTTGTCTGTAGGCGAACTTGCCATCAGGACCGATACCGGCGTTGTCTTCACCAAAAAGGATGATGGAACGGTAGCTGAGATTGCTGGTGGCGGAGAAACTAATCTAGGCGTTTCAACAACCACGACTGCCGTCACTGTCACGAGTGACACTGGCAATAACGCGACAATCAGCGAGGCCAGTAGCAGTGCTGCAGGCGTCATGTCGGCTGCACATCACGACAAGCTGGATGGCATTGCAACCGGCGCAACAGCTAACAGCACCGAAAGCATCCAGGACATTGTTGGCGGCATGGTGTCCGGCAACAGTGAGAGCGGTATTTCTGTCACCTATCAAGACGGCGATGGCACTCTAGATTTTTCTGTTACTTCGCAGACTGATAATAACTTTACAACCACGTTAAAAAACAAGCTCGACGGTATTGAGTCAGGCGCTGAAGTCAACGTTGCCACCAATCTCAGTAAAACAACCACTACGACTACAAACGTTATTGCTAGTTCTACTGGCACGAACGTAACTCTCAACGAGGCAACAGGCTCGGCTGCTGGTTTGATGAGCACGACTCATCACAACAAGCTGGATGGTATTGAGTCAGGCGCAACTGCCGATCAAAGTGCCTCTGAGATTCTTACTGCTATTAAGACTGTTGATGGCGGTGGATCGGGTTTAGACGCAGACACCTTAGACGGTCTTCAACACTCTTCGTTCCTGCGTAGTGATACTGCAGACACAAAAACTTCAGGAGATTTAACTTTTAATGATGGCGTTAAAGCTAATTTTGGAAATGGCAGCGATCTACAAATTTATCACAATGGCAGCCATAGCTACATCTATGACAGCGGCTCTGGCAATCTAACGCTTCGCACGAACGGATTTAGGGTAAATAATGCCGCGAATAGTGAGAACATAATTACTGCGAACCAAGACGCAGAGGTAAATTTATTCTACAACAATTCAAACAAGCTTCAAACCAAGTCGGATGGCGTAAACATCACTGGTGAACTGCAATGCGACAGCTTGGATGTTGATGGGGCGGCAGACATCACTGGCACGGTAACACTGCACGGCAACCTTGACCTACAAGACAGTGACTATATCCTGCTGGGTTCTGGTGATGACCTGCAGATTTTCCACGATGGTTCTAATAGTTACGTTAAAGATAACGGAACTGGTAGTTTAATTCTGGAGACTAACGGTCATTCCGTCGATATTAAACACGGCGGTGAATACTGCGCTCGTTTTAAAGAAGATGCAGATGTTGAGCTTTACTATAACAACAGCAAAAAACTTGAGACCAAATCAGACGGTGTAGATATTGTTGGTGAACTGCAATGCGACAGCCTTGATGTTGACGGCGCGGCAAACATTACAGGCAACGTTGACATTAACGGAGATATTAGGCACAACGGCGACACTAATTGCCTCTTTGGCTTTCCTGCTAACGACACGTTCCGTGTTTCAACTGGCGGGACAGAAAGATTCAGGATTACGTCAACTGGTGCGATTGCGATCGAGGGTTCCTCGAACTACGGCAGCAGCGGTCAAGTCCTCACCAGCAACGGCAATGACGCTCCAACATGGCAAGACGGTGGTGGCACGGTTGCTAGCGGTTGCGTCTACGAAAACTCTCAAACGATCTCGGCTAACTATTCAGTCACCTCTGGCAAAAACGCAATGAGTGCTGGGCCGATCACAATCGCCTCAGGCGTGACAGTGACAGTAACCTCAGGGAGCACCTACACCATCGTTTGATGCAGCGCCCTGACCCGATGATTGCCGCTAAACCTGGAGCGGAAGACGTGCAGGCTATGGCAGCTAGAACGTTGTGGCTGGAAGAGTTGTTTTTCCTTGATGGCCGCGACCAAATCAGCCATCCGCAACATGGTCTGTTTACGGGTTTGGCTCTGAAGTATCAGAACTTGAATTCAACTGACGGCATCTGATGGCTAAGTCACTTAGCGGACAAAA